TGAGAGCAGGCGAGCAGCGGATCATTGCAAAGCTCAGGCACGAGTACAAAGAGCAGAACAAACGCGGAGACATCGAAGCGTAGCTGCTCACTGAGGAGAACCACAGCATGTGTTACCCGCAGCCGACTCCTTCGGCTACTGGCGTGGTGGGGGCCATCAACACTTCGCCGCGTGCTGTCGGAATCGAAACAATCCCTAAGCCGAATCTCAAGATCATCGGCCCCTCTCCTCGGATTGACACTGACGACGACACACAGACGGGCGTGAAGTAATGGCCTCTCGTGTAAGGAAGAAACCGATCCCACAGACGACTCAAGAAGTCGGTGAGGATGGGGAAAGCAGAGAAGTAATGACGGCTGAAGGACGGTACGGCGCACTGGAGACAGAGCGTTACCCGTTCTACCGTCGCGCACAGGACGCATCGAAGATGACGATTCCGTCACTCATGCCTCCGCAGGGTCACACTGGCGCGACGATGTACTACCAGCCGTTCCAGAGTGTAGGCGCTGAAGGGGTGAACAACCTCGCGGCCAAACTACTGCTCGCGTTGTTCCCGCCTGGAAGCTCGTTCTTCCGTCTGGCGATCTCAGAGCTTGTCCTTCAGCAGCTTCAGAAGAAGTCCGGTAACGCTCAGCAGTACGAGAGTGATCGCACGGAGTTCGAGGAAGCGTTGAGCAAGATCGAAGACGCTGTGATGACGCGAATGGAGCAGGCCGGAACGCGCACGGCACTGAATGAGTGCTTCAAGCATCTGATCGTGTGCGGTAACGCGCTCCTTCAGGTGCTCGATAACGGCGGGCTGAAACTCCACAAGCTCGACCGCTACGTGGTGAAGCGTGACGTGGAAGGTAACGTGGTTGAGATGGTGGTGAAAGAAACCATCAGCAAGATCGCGCTTCCCGTCGAAGTCATCCAGATCATCAATGAGGTCGGTGCGACAGGTCACGAGACCACGCCACTTGGCTTCAACGATGGCATTGATGTCTATACGTGGATTCGCCGCACTCCGCAGTCGAAGATGTGGACCGTGCATCAGGAAGTGTACGGCAAAGTTGTTCCCGATTCGTCCGGCACCTATCCGATGGATAAGAGCCCTTGGCTTCCCCTCCGCTTTATTGCGGTGGATGGCGAGGACTATGGCCGGAGCTTCGTGGAAGAGTACATCGGCTCGCTCAAGTCACTCGATGGCTTGACGCAGAGTATCGTGGAAGGCTCCGCGCAGGCAGCGAAGGTGCTGTGGCTGGTCAACGAAGGCGGGACTACGCAGAAGCGTAAGATCGCTCAGGCTGGCAACGGTGCGGTCCTCGACGGTAACGCCAAGGGTGTCACGACTCTTCAGTTGCAGAAGTTCGCGGACTTTCAGGTGGCGAAGGCGACTGCCGATGAACTCAAGAAAGACCTCCAGCGCGCGTTCCTGTTGCTCGCTGGTGTGCAGAGAAATGCTGAACGTGTAACTGCGGAAGAGATCAGAGAAGTCGCTCAGGAACTTGAAACCTCCTTGGGTGGTGTCTACTCGGTACTCGCGCAGGAGCTTCAGCGACCGCTGGCCGTTCGCGAGATGTTCCAGTTGCAGAGAGCGGGAGACCTTCCGCATCTGCCGAAGGACCTCGTGAATCCGCAGATCGTGACTGGCATTGCTGGTCTCGGACGCAACAGCGATCTCGCGAAGTATCAGACCCTCGGTGAAGTCCTCAACGGCATTTTCCCGCAGGGCGAACACGCAGCGTACATGGATGTCGGCAACATCATTCGTGGTGTGGCTGTCTCCATCGACCTCCCTGGCATCGACGGCGCAATCAAGAGCGACGATCAGGTGGAACAGGAAACTCAGGCAGCGCAGGCCCACGACATCGCGAAGCAGGCGGTTGGTCCTGGGATCAAGGCTGCTTCTGACATGGCTCAGGCGCAGGCAGAGAAGTCGGCCCCGCAGCCTCAGTCGTAACTAAACAAGAAAGGAGATACATGGCGAACATGAAGCCAGTGAATCTCTCGCCTAACCGCGAGGGGCGCACTATCGAGCAGGGTGATGCCAACGAGACGCCGCTTCCGAAAGAGCGTGCGATCAATCCTGACATGCCAGTTGGTGACGGGCCTGTCGTGGATGAGAAAGGCGCACACCGTCCCGCTCGATTCAAGCTCGATAACGGCACCATCGTCACGCATCGGTAATGCCTGAAATCACCATGAAGATCGGTGACGACAAGCAGGCACCGATGGTTGAATCACCGAACATCGAAACGAAGCCCACTCCTGAAGGCGGCGTAACCGTTTCTCAGAAGCCATCGGAGACTCCGACTACTGAGACCAAGACGGAGCGCCCCGCGTGGCTTCCTGAGAAGTTCAACTCGCCGGAAGATATGGCGAAGTCGTATGTGGAGCTTGAGAAGAAACTCGGCTCGCAGACGACTCAGGCTCCCGCTGCGGCCATGCCGAAAGGTATTGACCTCGGCTCGATCACGAAGGAGTACGCCGAGACCAACGGTAAGCTCAGTGACGCAACCCTCAAGGACCTCGAATCCAAGGGTGTCACGAAGGCCGTCCTCGATACGTACATCAACGGCCAGCAGGCCATTGCTCGTGAGCAGCACAACACGCTCGCAGAGACGGTCGGCGGGACGGAGAACTTCGGAAAGATTCTGTCGTGGGCCAAGACGGGACTCTCCGCAGGAGAAACCAAAGCATACAACGATGCGATTGACTCGGGAAACATTGAAGGAGCTAAGCTGCTCCTTGGGTCAATCAGCCAGAAGTATGCACAGGCCAACGGCGTCGATCCCAAACTCATCGTCGGCAACCGCAGCCCCCGTACCGCGAACGGCCCGAAGCCCTTTGCGAGCACGGCTGAAGTTGTAAAGGCCATGAAGGACCCGCGCTATCAGACCGATGCCGCTTATCAGAGACAGGTCATGGAGCGTCTCGACGGCACGGACTTCTTCACCACTGGAGCACACTAGTAATGCACGTTCCGATGTATCTGATGTTGATGTTCGTGCCGACTGCAATCCTCTCGCTGGTTCTCGGCGTGGTGCAGCCTGCACTCATCAACCTTGCGACTCCGTTCCTCTACAATCTGCTCAAGGGTCTGTCGTCCAAGATCAGCGACCTTCCGGCGCAGGTTCATGTGGTCGTGGTCGCTTTCCTCTCGTGGGCGCTTCCGCAGGTGGTTGCGCTTGTTCCTGGCCTCTCGGCTTCTACCGTGGCTGACCTGGCGAACCCCACTGCCGCGAGTACGCTCGCTGGCTTTGCGGTGACGCAGGTTGTTCACGCGCTGATCCAGGCCAACAAGACGCCGACTCCTCCGGCTCCCTCGACGCCTGCGGCTCCGGTCGCTCCGGCAACGAAGTAAGCATCCGCGTTCGGTACGATCTCCCTTCGGGGATGATACTCGGACGCCAAGCGTCATCGTAGGGCTCAGGGGTTCCCCCTCCTTTCCTCTGAGCCCTGCGGTGGCTGCTGTAGTACCCGATTGAGTCTCCGTACTGCCTCTCATCAGAGGGGTACGCTCCAAGACTCTCGCAACTCGCTGCAAGAAGTATCAGCGGCCCCTGCGGGGACAACCAACGAGAAACAAGCACGAAAGGGCGTGAGATCGAGGGCGGTGTGTTCATCCCGTTTCTCTCTCAACACTCACTCGGTAGAAGTAAAGTGGCTGATTTCACCACAATGGAACTTGGTGCAGTAAACGGTTCTGGCGACCGTACCGCACTGTTCCTCAAGGTCTTCGGCGGCGAAGTGCTGACCGCGTTCATGGAGACCACGAAGTTCCTCTCGCGCCACATGGTGCGAAGCATTTCCAGCGGTAAATAACTCTTGCCGCTGTCAAACAATCCAAACTCGGTGAAGCCCCTCAGGGGTAATACCGAACCAAGTCGTGACGTAACGTCCGAAGGCGTAGAGACTAGACGGATTGGATTCACTTGCTCGGTCTGTAAGATCGAGAAGCCTGACACTGAGTTCTATAAGAAAGACCGGAGGAATGGTCGGCTGGATACCACATGCAAAGCGTGTCGGATCATTCAGAGTCGAGAACGACAGTTGGGCGTTACACAGGATCAATATGTTGCCATGCATCGCAAACAGCGCGGGCGCTGTGGCATCTGTGGTAAGAAGCTCCGCTCGAAACGCTACAAGGCGTTTGCAGTGGATCACGACCACAAGACCGGACGTATTCGCGGCCTCCTGTGTGCAAAATGCAACACGGCTCTTGGTCTGCTCGATGATGATATTGAGAGACTAGAGCGTGCGGCGAAGTGGATCAAGGTATAGTCCAAGCCTCTGAGCAATCAGAGAAGCACTGAAGAGTGCTCAGTTCCCTGCCACCTGGAAGGGCACTGCTCAGTACCACACTCCAGGCACGCAGCTTACTGGTCACACGTTCAATGCGAACGAGCGCGTCATCACGATTGACTCGCTGCTCGTCGCTGACCGTTTCATTGCGAGCATTGACGAAGCGATGTCGCACTTCGACTATCGCGCTCCGATCTCGCGTGACATCGGCATTGCGCTTGCGCGTCAGCTTGACCAGAACGTTGCGCGTAACTTCGTGCTCGCGGCTCGTGCCTCGGCTACCGTTTCCGGTGGCGACGGTGGCTCGCAGCTTACGAACGCGAACTACGCGACCAACGCTGATACGCTCGTGCAGGGCGCGTTCGACGCGGCTACGCAGCTTGACAGCAAGTACGTGCCGGAGAACGACCGCTTCCTGTTCGTGAAGCCGCTGCAGTACAACCTGCTCGTCAACTCGACCTCCAAGCTCATCAACCGTGACTACGGGAATGAGGGCAATGGTTCGACGGCTGACGGTGTTGTCCTGCGTGTGGCGGGCTTCGAGATCGTGAAGACGAACAACCTGCCTACGGCGGATGACTCGTCCAACTCGAACATCCCGACCGCCTATCAGGGCAACTACAGCACGACCATCGGTATCGCCGCGCAGAAGGAAGCGGTGGGTACGGTCAAGCTGATCGACGTTGCCGTCGAAGCAGGTTGGGAGCGCATGTTCCAGGGCTGGCTGCTTGTCGGCAAGTACGCTGTCGGCCACGGCATCCTGCGTCCTGAGTGCGCTGTCGAACTCAAGACCGCGTAACACCTGAAGTAACCTCGAACGGGGGGATGGGAACTCAACACTCCTGTCCCCCCGTTTTTTTCCTTTTCAACAGACAATGGCTCTCATTACGAATCTCACGGCCACGTCTGAACTTGAGTCGGTCAACCAGATACTCGCTGCTGGTGGCATCGCTCCTCTCGCGGACCTGAATACCCTCACGTCTACAGATGTTCAGATGGCGGTTGATGCACTGCGCGGCACGGCTCGTGAAGTGCAAACGGAAGGCTGGAAGTTCAATACCGAATGGGGCCTTCAGCTTTCCTACAACGTCTTGATGCAGTGGCCTGATCCCTCAAGCAGTGGTCAGGAATCGCCGGACGGTACATCGCCGCAAGTCGGCATCTACTTCGTTCCGTCGAGTCTCATTAGGTTCTACGTTACGGCAAACTCCAAGCAACTCGATATGTACGGGAGGCCGCTCGACATTGTTGCGCGCCCCTCTCGTTACTACAGGGACCCGATTTCAGGTTCTCCTGTGATGGTCTTCTATGATCGAGTTGCGAATCGCGACGGCTTCGACATCACGGAGCGCAGCAACATCTGGATTGATCCGGTCTGGTACTTCGACTTCGATCTTCTGCCGGAAGTGGCGCGCAAGTACATCACCGTGAAGGCGGGTCGGCGTTTCCTCAAGAATGTCATCGGTGCGTCTGAGCTTATTGGCTTCCAGCAGTCCGATGAACTCTCGGCCCTGCGTGGTCTTCAGCGCGAACAGGGTCTTGATGACGACTTCAACATGCTTGACCATCCTGATGTGTTCCGCGTCATCGGAGACCGCCCACGCACTACGGGCAACTTCTATGACGATCTTAGGAGTCACCCCTAATGCTTGTCACTCAGCAGGTGACGGATGTAAGCGGAGGGGTGTCACAGCAGCCTCAGGTCGCTCGGGCATCCTCACAGTTGACTGAGCAGATCAACGCGATCAGCTACTTCGGACGTGCCACAATGCGGCGTCCTCCCCTGCACCATGTCGCGAAACTGACCTCCAGCTTTGCGGGAGGCGTCAAAGTCTTTGTGCAAGAGATTGTGCGAAGTACGACTCAGAGATTCCACATGGTTGTATCGCAGGGTGATCTCCACGTCTACGATTCCTTCACTGGAGCCGAACAGACGGTCTATTTCCCCAACGGGAAGGGATACCTCAGTGACACTGGTGCGGGCTTCCGTGCGGTCACGTTTGGCGATACGACGGTGCTGGTCAATCGTGGCTCCATCGCGAAGCGTGGAACGGCTACGGCTCCAGTCCCTTCGCAGAGTGCGCTCCTGTCTGTTCTTCAGGGAGACTACTCAACCAACTACACCGTTACGGTCGGCGGCATCGTTACGACCGTTACCACGCCGGATAACGCCGGAGCGAGTAGCAGAGCGAGCATCGCAACGGATGTAATCGCTTCGTCGTTTATGACGGCGTTTGCGGCGAACCCGCTGTTCACGCTGAACTACAGCTTTGTGCAGTACGGCTCGGTCATCCAGATCACGCATATCCGCAGTACGAGCGATACCTTCACGATGTCCACGTCAGACGGCCTTGGGAATCAGGGCCTCTTGGCGATTCTCGGGAAGGTGCAGCGCACGACCGATCTTCCTCAGATTGCGCCAAACGGCTACATCATTGAAGTGGTCGGAGAGCCGGCACAGAACGTGGCCTCGCAGTTCGTACAGTACGTGAGTTCAGACGACTCGACAGGACTCGGCGCGTGGGTGGAAGTCATCAAGCCTGGAGCACTGCTCGGCTTTGACAACTCGACGCTCCCGCACATCCTGAAGCAGAATGGAGAGTTCGTAAGCGCAGCTTCGGCTTCGCAGCTTCCAACGTTCCCTTCACGCATCTCGAATCCAGATGTGTACTCCGGCGTGTGGCAGTTCCCTGCGGGTGCGAAATGGCCTGGCGGAATGCAGATCACGTTTGCGTTCTATCGCGGCGCTGGCACGTCTACCGTAGACACCTTCGAGTACACCGTTCCAGACGGCGATCAGACTTCAGAAGACATCATCGTTGCCCTTCGCTCGCTCATTGCGGGCGCACACTACACGACTGGTGGTGCGGCAACGAACCTGCTCGAAGTCACTACGAC